TCATTGTTCCAAAACATATGTGTAAAGTCTGGTTGAATATAATCTTTAAGAACATTAGGATCATTACTTAATTTCATTAAGTTTTGTCTAACCTTAGCTCTTTGAATTATTCTAGGTATTCTTTTCTTAATATTCTCAGGCTTTAGCTCATCACAATTATCTGCATGATAGACTCTAAATTCTTTCTCATTTACATAACAAAGATAAACTGGCACTTCAAATACTGACCAATAGAAATCAACTTGTAATAAATTATAGGGTGAAGGTCTATCAGGTAGCTTACCTGGAAACCATGATCTAGTACCATCTTTCTTGACGATCCCCCTTCTAGGCATCTTACATTTATCTTCAATGATAACTTTATCCCCTTTTAAATCTATGTAACCATGAACAGGAATATTAATACCATCAAACCATTTAAAGGCTTCTACCTCTGGCTTACACTTATCATAACCAGGAATAGTTTGGTGAGCCTTATGACAATTAGAAATCATTAAAGGTACAATACTTTTATAGTAGCTTAATTTTTCTTGGTCATCAGGTGTTAATGCAACTAGCTTATCTAGCTTATCGTTTACAGGAACAAACATTATTCTTGCTCCTCTCTAAAAGACTCTAATCCAAAATAGCTTAAAGGTTTTTTAAGATAGCTGCTTATTCTAAGTAACTGACTTAAAGGAATACGATTGTGTCCTTTTTCATATTTTTGGATTGTTTGGAATGTAGTGCCTATTGCTTTGGCAACTTTTGTTTGTGTTATTAAGAAACACTTTCCAGTAAATTGATTAATATTTGTTTGCCTAGCTTCTTTAATTTTTCTTCCTACAACCTTGTAGAACTCTATATCTCTCTTAAACGCATCTGATTTTTCTTTTAACATTTTATTCCTTTCCTTTTATTTTAGCGACAAGTACCCTTAAGTTTTTTACAACTTTTAGTATATTAAGAACTAGATTTCTAATTCTTTATATTTAACAATAGCATCGGAGTTTTGATTGGCAACAATTCTTCTTACCAATTGTTTATACTCCAAATAGTTATTATAAGTATGTACACACATATTACTATCAACCGATTTCATAATCTTTTTATGAATGGTATTAAGCTTCTGGTACAATCTTATTGTACTGTTTAGACTCATAGTCATGCTCCTCACCAACTACTTTTATGGTTGCCTTTACGAACTTGTTGTCGGTGATATTTATTTTTGCAAGTTCACCAGGCATTATTTGATAGTGTGCTTTCTTAGTTGCTTCTTCAATTGTTTCACCATCAAAAAATTCTTCAACATCAGCTGATATTTCTAAACTAGATTTCTTTAAAACTTTAACCATTTAAAATAACATTTCTGCTGTAACCAGCGTAATCTCTTTTTAACTCTTGTCGTTCTTCTAGTTTATCAATTAAAACACTAACTGAATTTTTACTTTTATATTCCATCTCACTAGCCATTTCTAAAAAGGTAGGCATATATCCATATTTTGTACTATAATTCTTAATGAATTGCAATAGCTTCAACATTTTTGGAGTCATTGGTCTAAGTCCTCTTTGTTTTGTTTTCATTTATTACTAACCTCCTTAAAAGTTCTGTATAACCATTGATGTCATCAAAGCTATCTTTTTTGTATTCTTTTGATTGCATCACTCTCCAACATTTAAGAAAAACCATAAATAAACCAAAGAATTTTAATGGAACTTTAATTGTTTTGTTATTGTGGATTGATAAATATTTCTCCATCATACCAACCATTGCATAAGATGTATGGTCAAAATGTCCATAATCCCCTTCTTTTTCATGTAATAATTTTTCTATACTATTAATAAACTTTACATTATCTGACATAATTTCCTTCTGTATCTGTACACCAATGAGCTGCTACTTGTTTGCCTTTGTATCTAACACCTATTGGTAAGTAATCTATTGTTGTAATCATTTCTAATCTTGCTTGGCAATTTGTAGAAGAACTATCAAAAGGAACTGTAATTTTTTCAATAGTTCCATCTACAAAAAACATAAACAGAAAGATAAATTTCACTAATTAAAATGGAATTTCCTTACTTGCTGCCTTAGGTTGACTTGGAGTTGTTGTTGGTGCATCTTGTTTTGGTCTAGGCTCATTCTTATAACCAGACAAGATATTACCTTCATCATTAGTCCAACCAATTAAACCTTTTGCTCCACCAGCTTCAGGATAATTCATATCTCCAGTAAATTTATCATCACCCCTAAAAAGGACGCCGACCTGAGCAAATATTTTAACAAACTTTGTGTTACCATCTCTGCTAGTACCCTTTACTCCTAAGATTGTACCTTTATTGCCATTATCTAAATTAACATTTCCTGAAAAATCTAGTTTAATTGCTCTTTCATTGGTTGCGTCAAATGGAAATAATACCCAATCCTTTTGTTTACCACTACCATTGTTGCTGTTGTTTATTGACATTGTTTTGTCCTCCATTAGTTTTTATTGTTTGTTGTTGAGATTCAAAAGATTTTTCTATTAAATCATTTTCTTTTTTCCAATCAGAATATAAAGCGGTCAACTTAGTTTCGGTTGTTTGCTTTTTAATTGAATCCTTAATTGAATTTTTTGTACTTGCACCTTGATTAATTACAGCATTAACTAGCTCATCTGCACTAGCAAATTCTGTACCATGTAATCCAAATGTTGCTAAACATCTTCCTAAAGCTGAAGTAGCTGCATTCTCTAAGGCACTTGTTTTATTAATAAAGTTTGCATCCCTTATTTCTTCTGCATGACCTACACTATAAGGAGTATCTCCAATATATAAGGTAGTCTTAGCAATAACTTTTTTATCATCTTGATAAATTATTTGCTCATCAATTTTAGATTCTGGGAAAAACTTTAATAAGTGGTTGTGTCTTTTAGCTACTGTTAAATAACTCTTTCCTTTAAAGTCTAATTTCTCAACATTAGTATCTAGTGAAGCTATACATAAAGCTCTCTTTTCTTTAAAAGAACCTTTACTTTTATCTTCAGCAGTTTTACTTGGTTGGCTTTCTTCCTGGTTTACTTTTTGTTTCGGCATTGTTTCCTTCCTTTAGTTTTTGGTTTTCTTTTATTTGTTCTCTATCCTTTAAAGCTTTTAACTCTAAATAACTTTGATTCTTAGCAATCATTTTTTCTTTTAAATCTATTGAATCAAGTTTGGCTCTTAGCTCATTTATTTCTTTATCTCTTTCATGTAATTGCTCTATATGTTTTTTTTGATCTTGCTCATAGGATCTAATCTTTGTTTGCATTTTAGCTAGTTCCATCATTACTTGATCTGTCATTATTTTTTCCCTTTCATTACTTCTTCTAATGTTAAATTATGGACAATAACATCTTGAACTGCCTGACCAACTATAGCTCCTATGTCCATGTTTAAATTACCAAATAAAGATTTTCTTTGCTCTGCTGTTAAGACAACATAATCATTAAACCATAAGTCTAAGCTTTTATTAAGCTGACTTGGACTCATATGATCTGCTGTAAAACAACCACCTTCTTCTTTCTTAGTCCATTCTTTTCCAATTGTTTTTAACATTTAATCCTTTCTAATAGTTGAAACAAACATTGTCAATAAATAATACATAATAATTCACTCAATAGGTTTAAATATAATTATTGCATTAAAGCTAAATGATATTCTTTCATCATCTTTATTATCCGAATCAAATTTATAAACTGTATGTCTTAAATTTGAAGGGAATAAATACCAATCTCTAACTTCTGGTAATACTTTATAATTAGCATCAAAGAACATATTCTCCGAACCTTCTAAAAATTCTAAGTTGCCTGAAGTGTCGTCATGTTCTTTAGCATTTTTATTTGGTTTCATGGCTTCTGGTATTGTTAGATAACCAACGCAACTTAAATCTGCTCCTTTTTCTTTATTGGTATAAGTAACATGAGTATGACAAGGATTATAATCACCTGGTTTTTGGACTACATACCAAGCTGAAGTAATCTTTATACTTTCTATTTTGCTATCCTTATAATGACCATTTGTATAACCAGAGATAATAGGATCAAAAAATAATTCTTTCCATTTAAGCATAACCTCTGGAGTAATTAAATATTCGCCATGTACTTGTCCGATTAATTGGTTACCCCAATCATGGTTTTTAGCTTTGTCTTTATCTTCTCTAATTTGTTTTAAATCTTCTTGAAACTCTTTCATTAGATTTAAAGGCAATACAGACTTAGCAATTGTTGAACCAAAAGGTTTAAACAGTTTAAAATTTATCTTATCACTCACAGATCCTCCATATTATTTAATTCATTTATATTAACTTTATAAGCTGCTGGACGATTACTAAATCCAAAGTCGGTTAATCTTTTTGACATCTCCTCAGTATCTTCTTTATAAGGAAACCACCCCATAATAGAAAATTCAAAATCGCCTTCATGGATAACTAAAACATACTTTGCTTTTTTCTCATTAGGTCTAATTAATAAGAAATTATTATCCTTTCTTTTTTGCGATCTAATTTCTATGCTGTCTTGCATATCAGAATCTGAATATCTTGCGTAAGAATCGCTGTATGAGCTATTAAAGTACCTATTTAATCCCTTTGCAAAGGCTACTTCTCCTAGAGAACCTAACACTCCATCAGTTATTTGCTTTTCAAATCCTCCTGTATAACCATATGAAAAACCTTTACCTTGCTTTAAGTTTTCTATGTATCTTTTAGTTGAGTTTTCAAATGCTAGTTGTACTTCAAATGGCTCTAGTTTAACTTTTATCATTCTTTGATCCTTTTATTAGTTGTTTAATTATAGTTGTTGAAGGGTTTATGTCGTAATCATTTAGAAAACAACCTGATAGGAATATAAATATTATTAAGTATTTCATATTTCGTTACCCCATACATCCCAACCTATAGTTTTTTGTCTAGCAAATAATTCTATTCTTGGTAAATCTCCACACAAATTTACAATTCTATCTCTTATACAATCTGGTTTTCTGCTATGCTCTCTAATTTTATCTAAAACTACTTGATGAACACTTTTAGAAAATCTTTTAGGTTTACCTTTAGTAGCAAGTAAACAAATTTCATTATTAGAACGACTCCAATATCCTAACCCCCAAAATAAACTATCAGCTTTTTTATTTTTTTTAATCCAACTGAATCCACAAGTTTTATATGTAAACCCCCATGATTTTATTGTATCTAAACCTTCTTGTAACAAAGGATAAGTAACCCAAATAAACAATACACAATTATTCTCAGTAATTTTATTTATTGGTAAATTTTTAATATCCTTAATAGTCATAACATCATATTTTGGAGATTTTTCATCACCTTTCTTAGACCATGTTTTAAATGTCCATGCAGGATCAGCATAAATAATATTATATTTCTTTTTAGGGAATGGTATCATTTCTTTTTAATAAATCTTTCTTCTTCTTTTATCTGCTTATCTACTTCTTTAAAGCTCTTACCATTAACATGTTTATACCAACACTCAACGCAATAATTTTTAGTTCCCTCTATTACATCTGCTGGATCACTACATTTAATACAGACCTTATAATCTCCATATATATTTGTTTTATTCATATTAATTAGTTGAATAATAAAAAATCCATAGAGCTATCTCTATTGCGATAATTGTTTCAAGCATTCTATTTGTTCCTTTCTTTTATAGTTTTTGATTCTATTCCAAGTAACTCCATTGATAGACCTAGAACCCTCTATTATGTTTTTAAAGGTTTCTATTGCTAGTTTTTCAATATCTTTAATTGAGTGTTTTTCTTTGTCTTTCATGTATGTTCTTTCTTAATTGGTCTAGTTTCATGCTCCAAAGACTTTCCCACCCTTTAGGACAATTATATTTCATATGCTCTAAGTTCTTT